TGACAAATATAACGCAGGAAAGCCACACACGATATAAGAGAGGAGTGAGAGAAAATGGCAACGGCTACAATCCGAATCAAGAAAGGAACGACAGCGGAATGGATTGAAAGTCGTCGGGTACTTGACGACGGGGAAATGGGGCTTGAACTGACCACGGACGGACACCGAATCATCCGCATCGGGAACGGTGCGACGGAGTTCATGGACTTGCCTGTTTCGTTTGACATCGAGGAGGTCAGAGAAATCAAGAAAGGCATGGATGACAATGCCAAGACCTACTATGAGGACATGGTCAAGCGGGGCGAGGAGTACATTGCAGAAATTAAGGCGATGGTGACCACCGTTGAACTTGAGGACGAGGCGACGGGCATCAAATACCGGATGGGGTTGTCCGGAGGAACGATGTATTTTGAGGAAATGAAAAAAGAGGACACCGTTCCGGATGCCGGAGGCGATACGGAGGGCGGTGAGACCGGAGGAAATTCAGAGGAATCCGGAGAAACAGAAAACACAGGACAGGAGGAAAATGAGTAATGGCAGCAGGTGACAGAATATTCATGGCAAAAGAATCCACGTCACAGGAGATTCTTTCAAAGACAAATCAAATCATCGAGGCAGGAAAGGCAAAGCCGAAAAGATACGGCATGAGAATCAACCGCCTTGACAGCAATCCGGAGACCCGTGTGAAATATGTCCTTGATGCGGTCGGGATGACACCTGCAGGGATGAACTACTCCGGAGGCGGGTTCGATTATGGAGACTGGGGAGACATTTGGTTCGTGAAGAACAACCGCCCCGTCATGCTGCGGACAGACGGAACGGTGGACTATGAACTCAACCATGAGAACCACACATTGAAATTGACAGGCGGTGCGTCCGATATTGCAAAGACATCATACGGCGGGAACGCAATGTCTGAAATCCCTCTGATTTGGGTCAAGAGGTATTCCGTAGCGAATTATGATTATGTGATTTTCTGCGAAACGCAGTACGATGATACCTACAAGGCATACGCCCACACGGACGCAGACGGGAACATCCTGCCCGTGACCTATTTCCCGATGTATGAGGGGGCGGTCATCAATAACCGGATGCGTTCCCTGTCCGGTCAGACACCGACAGCGTCGCAGACGGACGCACAGGAGACCACGGCAGCGCAGCAGAACGGCGACCGATGGGATAAATTATCGTTTTCGGAAATCAGTCTCATGTATGAAATGTGTACCATGATTTCATGCAGCACAAACTCACAAACAAAATTCGGGAACGGGTGCAGCAGTTCAGACACTTTCCTCCAAACGGGAACGCTCAACGGGAAAGGACAGTTTTTCGGTAGCACATCCACGACGGCAGCGGTTAAAGTGTTCTATTGCGAGAACTTTTTCGGAAATTACTGGAAACGGCTGCGGGGGTTACTGCTGATTAACGGCGTGTACCACATCAAGCCCGTTCCTCCCTACAATTCAGTGGGAACGGGGTACATCAACACGGGAATGACCGTGGGCGGTACATCCGGAGGATATATCTCACGGATGGAACTTGCGTCAGACATCGGCAGGATTCCGACCGTTGTGTCCGGAAGTGAGACCACATACGAATGTGACGGGTGTTGGTTCAACAATGCGATTGTCGCTGTTGCCCTGTTCGGTGGCACCCGTGGCGCCGGAGCGCGGTGCGGTTTGTCGTGCTGGGCTGTGGACTGCCCTGCGACGTACGTGTACACGAACCTCGTGGCGAGCCTTTCTTGTAAACCACCTGTGCAAGCTGCGTAAGCAGCAGGGGGGAACGGGGGAGCCATCCCCCCGCAAAGGGAGGTTCGGAGGGCTTGCCCTCCGAGTGTTCCGGAGATTTTAGAATTTCCACGATAGTGGAAACACGGTGCATTTTACGCACAAACGAAAATTTTTGTGATAAAATCTCCGTCATGAATCAAAAGCCGATGACCAGACGTGACAGGGGATTCGGTGTGCGTCCTTGCCCTGTTCGGTGGCAACCGTGGCAACGGAGCGAAGTGCGGTTTGTCGTACTGGAATGTGAACAACCCTGCGACGAACGTGAACACGAACATCGTGGCGAGCCAATCTTATCAATGACGGAGCGTATAACCAAAAGCACACCGTTTCCCTACACCGCAGGGCGTTGAAATACGCCTAACCAGTGGAAATTGTACCGACGCAGGCAGGGGCGAGTAAGTTCAGACAGAAAGTCCTTGAGGTGATAAGAAAGATGGGTAAAAAGTCCGTCAATAACCTGTATAAGCCCATGTTAGAGCATGGCAATGTTGAGAAGAAATTTCACACGGCAGCACGGGGGAAAAGCAACCGACCGGATGTCGCTGCGATATTGAATCCGGACAACATTCAAACACACGTCAATATGGTCATCGAGCAGTTATCCAATACCGCACCGGAGGGGTACGACGTACCTTTTCCGGAGCGGGCATGGAAACCAACGAACCACGGGAAAGTCAGAATCAACGAGGGAACGACGAAAAAGGCGAGGGATATTGAAAAGCCACGATACAATTATGAGCAGGTCGTTCATCATATTGTGGTATCTGCCTGTTATGAAATATTCATGCAGGGGATGTATGAGTTTTCGTGCGGGAGCGTTCCGCACAGGGGCGCACATTACGGAAAGAAGTACATCGAAAAGTGGATAAGGACAGACGGGAAGAATTGCAAATATATCCTCAAGATGGATATTCGGCACTTTTTCGAGAGCGTTGACCACGGCGTATTGAAAGAATGGCTTGCAAAGAAAATCAGAGACAAAAGGATGCTGCACATCCTCAATCTGATTATAGACGGGGCGGGGAATCCCGCAGGGGATGACCGGAAAGATGTCAAGGGTTTGCCGTTGGGGTTCTACACGTCACAGTGGCTTGCAAATTTCATGTTGCAGCCTCTTGACCATTACATAAAAGAGGAACTCCGTGCGGTGCATTATATCCGGTACATGGATGATATGGTCGTGTTCGGGAGGAATAAAAAAGAATTACACCGGATGCAGCAGTCAATCGCCCTGTTTCTGCGGGATAGGTTCAACCTTGAAATGAAAGGGAACTGGCAAGTGTTCCGGTTCGAGTACGTCGAGCGGAAAACCGGAAAGGTAAAAGGGCGACCGCTTGATTTCATGGGGTTCGAGTTCCACAAGGAAAGGACAATCTTGAGGGAATCCATCATGTTAAGCTGCACAAGGAAAGTAAACAGGGTGTCAAAGAAAGATGTCATCACATGGTATGACGCAACGGCTATCCTGTCATATATGGGCTATCTTACACATACGGACACCTATGAAATGTATTTGCAGCGGGTCAAGCCACATGTGAACGTAAAGAAGTTAAAAAAGATAGTAAGCAAACACTCAAAAAGAGAGGAGAAAAAGAAACGTGAAAGAATGGAGAGAAGTGTTCGGAACGGAGACGGAGAGACCGGAGGAGTTCGACACGCAGCAGTCGCCGACAACGGTGTATCAGAGACGGAACATAAAACGGGAGACAAGGGCAGAACCGGACGGAACAAAAGTGACCGGATGGCTGCGGGAGGAGCGGGAGTTGACGCTTGAGGAATATCATCAGATGGCACTCATGCAGCAGGTCGTCGCAGAGAACACGCAGGGAATCGTCGCATCCGTCACGGAGTTTCAGAAAGGGGCGGTCATCGACGAGTACACAATGCAGTTGATTGAGGAGGGAATCATCTAATGAGAATACTTGCGGAAAGCATCAAACGGTTGTATGTCGGCGAAAAGCTGACAAAAGCACAGGTCGCCGAACGTGTGCAGAAAGGAAGTATTTCAGCGGAGGAATACGCCTACATCACCGGAGAGGAATATCCGGACGGTGAGGGCGCATGACAACGCTTGAAATAATCTCACGGTTATGTGGCATAACGACCGGATTGTCTGAAATCGTGAGGAAACAGCAGGAAACCATTGAACGCTCAAAGGTCGAGGAGGCGGTCAAAGAGGAACTCCGTCAGATGGTGGACGGGGCAGAAAGGGAACTGGATGTCATGGAGTATCATTTGCGGAGAATCGTTGACACCGACGACGTTGAGACGTTCGGAAAGGAGTAGACGTTGACGGTTGAAATCTCACTTTTGTTGTCCGGAATCTCTGTTGCTGCTGCAATCTTTTTCGGCATTTCCTCAAAGAACAGGAATGAACGGAAAGACACGGAGCAGGAGACGGAGGACAGGGCATCAACACACACGCTTTTGATGACAAAACTTGAGAATATTGCGGACGATGTCAAGGACATCAAACGTGATTACCGTGAGACCAACGCAGAGGTGCAGAACCTCCGTGAAAGGGTCGTGGCGGTGGAGCAGTCATTGAAAAGCTATCACAAGAGACTGGACGGGGCAAAATCCGACCAATAACAGGAGGGCGGGAAACAGGCAGGAATCAACGGCACGTTTGGAGGAACAAAAATGAGGATGACCAAGAGCGAGCGTCGCAGATACATCCGGCATCGGAAAAAGATGGAGCGGATGGCATTGCGGGCAGAGGAAAAGAAAGAAAAGGTCTCCGGTCAGTTCATGAATCGTGTTGTGATTGCGATGATTCTTGCAGCTTTTATCTTTACAGTCGTGATGATATTTGTGTTTGTGAGAACAGGGTCAGAGCCGTCCACGCTGATTGAAAATGTATTCAGATTTCTTTCAGTCGAGGGCGGGGCAATGGCACTCATAAAATCCGTTAAGACGGTAACAAGAAAGAGGTCAGACAGAGAATCAGAAATACAACATGAGGACGAGCCGGAGCAATGTGAGGAGGAATGACAATGAAATTCATCACGGAGAACTGGTTTGTGCTTGTGGCATTTGCAGCGGTGGCAGCAGCGGGAGGGTATGCGGTATATACTTTCGTGAAAATGCCGACCGACAAGCAGTTGAAAAAGGTGAGGGAATGGCTGCTCTATGCGGTCACGAAAGCAGAAAAGGAACTGGGAGGTGGTACGGGTCAAATCAAACTGCGGTATGTATACGACATGTTCGTGGCAAGGTTCACATGGCTTGCACAGGTGATTTCTTTTGAAATGTTCAGCATGATGGTTGACGAGGCACTTGAGAAAATGAAAGGGATGCTTGAAAGCAACAAGGCGATGCAGGAACTTGTGAACGGAAAACCGGAGGATGATTTCGGCAATGGAGAAACGGAGGGGATGAAATGATTTCAAACTGCGGACATGATGAAAATAACAGATACAAGGGCGGGAAAGCGGGAGACCAGACCGGAGGGGAATGGGCGTTGATTAAGTGGTATAACCGCCCGTGGAAATGCGTTCTCCGTCATCCGGATGCGAAAGTCCGGAAAATGATTTCGGATATGGCGACGGCAGCAGCAAAGAACAATAAAATCGGGTATGACCAAAGTGAACGGTATACCTTTTGGCAGCATTTGAAAGCGAGCGGTTACGACCCCGCAGGAATCACGGTCGCTTGCGAGGCTGATTGCAGTTCCGGCGTGGCTGCAATCGTAAAGGCTGCGGGTTATCGTTTGGGAATCCAAAAGCTGAAAGATGTGAGCATTTATTGTTATACCGGAAATCTGCGGGCAGCTTTAAAGGCTGCGGGGTTCGAGGTATTGACAGAAAGCAAATATCTGACAGGCGATGTGTATCTGCTTGAGGGCGACATCCTGCTCAATGATTCCTGTCACACCGCAACAAATGTGACGACGGGGGCAAAGGCAACAACGACGGAGCAGAACGCCTCAAACGGGGCAACGGTAGTCACAAAGGTTGATGCTGCACAGGGCAAGGATAAGACCCTCACCGGAACATATGAGGTCACAGCGTCGGACTTTTTATCTCTGCGGGCAGGGGCAGGAACGGGAAAGACCGAACTTGCAAGGATGCAGCACGGAGAAAAGGTTCAGTGTTATGGATATTATACGAGCGTTTCCGGCGTGAAATGGTTGTATGTCGTGTATAAAGGAATCACGGGATTCTGCTCAAGCACATACTTGAAAAAGCAATAAGGAGGACGGAATCATGTTATATTATTTAGGCAAAGGAACGGAGTTCAAAAAAGAAAACTGCAAGGAATACAAGACTATGGAGGGAGCGTTGAAAGCAGCAGCAAAGGACGAGACCCTCACCGTATGGGATGAAAATGGAAAGGTGGTCGGAGGGCTGACTGACAATGTTCCGGAGGGAGCATTGAAAACAAATCCGGACGGCAGCGTTCCGGTGTTCGATGGAGACGGAAATCCGGTCGGAACGGTTGACGCTGCCACGGTCGCAGCAGCGACGGGGCAGCAGGACACGCAGAAACCCACCGGAGAGGGCGCAGAGACCACCGCAGAGGGGCAGAACGGGTCAGAGCCGGAAAAGAGTACACCGGAGACCGAAACGGGCGAAAACGGGGCAAATACAAAGCCGGAGGAGAGTGGTGAGGATTCCGGAAACGGCGACGGGCAGCAGGACACGCAGAAACCCTCCGGAGAGGGCGCAGAGACCGCCACAGAGGGGCAGAACGGGTCAGAGCCGGAAAAGAATACACCGGAGACCGAAACGGGCGAAAATGGGGCAAATACAAAGCCGGAAGAAAGCGAGACCATCATCCCGCAGGGAACAATGAGAGTGACGGTCATTTGCGACGGCACACTCAACTTGAGACGTTCTGCTGACTGGGGGAATGATAATATCTGCGGTCGTGCAGCGAGGGGGCAGTCGTACTATGTGAAAGCGATTCATACAGTGCAGGGGAAAAAGATGGTGCAGACGATTGATGACATTTATTTGTCCGGACAGTCTGAACATGTGCAGTTTGAGCAGTTATAAACAAAGAGAACGGCGGGAGTGTGGATATTCCCGCCGTTTTTATCGTCTGAATGTTTATACTACTAATTTATACCCACCGACCGGAAATCTGGATCAGAAAAATTCCGGGGAAATCATGGATATGCTCAAACTCTCCAACCGGAACATGAAGCAGACCATAGTGCTGATTACCCACGATGAAAAGATCGCGCTGGAGGCGGACAGAATCATCACCATAGAGGACGGCCGCATTGTGGGCGATGAGAGAAGGAGGTAGTGCAGATGTGGAGAGAATATTCGTCGGGTTATCTGAAAAACAACCGCTCTGCCGCCGTTTCCGTTATGACAGCCGCGTTTATTTCGTCGCTGCTTTTATCGTTGTTAAGCTGTCAGTTTTACAATATGTGGAAGTATGAGGTAGAACGGCTGCGGGCGGAGGGGGACCAGTATGCGCTGATGGCGATGTATCTGGTGCGCGACGCAAATGATGAGGCGCCAAGGCTTGTGTTTCCGCTGTTTCTCTTTATTATGGGGCTTGCCTCCTTTTCACTTATCGTTATCATACACAATGCTTTTGCGGTGACCATGCAGACGAGAATCCATCAGTTCGGCATATTGTCCAGCATCGGGGCGACACCGAGACAGATTCGGACCTGTCTCTTGCAGGAGGCAGCGTACCTGTGCGCGGCGCCGATTCTTCTGGGAACGCTGCTTGGTATAGCGGGGAGTATGGGGCTTCTGGCGCTGTTGGAGATGTTGGCACGGGAGGTGGAAGGCAGACGGGCGTCAGTGTTCGGGTACCATCCGCTGATTCTTTTGTTTACGCTTTTGATAACGGCAATCACCATAGGGATATCCGCATGGATGCCGGCAAGGAAGCTGAGCGTGATGACGCCGCTTGAGGCAATCAAAAATACACGGGAGCTGGAACTGAGAAGGAAATGCAATTCCCCGGTGCTTTCTCTTCTGTTCGGCGTGGAAGGAGAGCTGGCGGGAAACGCGTTGCGGGTACAGCGAAAGGCGCTTCGGACGGCGTCGATATCTTTGCTTTTTTCCATGACGGCTTTTACGCTGATGCAGTGCTTTTTTACCCTCTCAGAAATCAGTACAAGGGAGACTTATTTTGAAAAATATCAGAACGCATGGGACATTATGGTCACGGTGAAAGACACGGGGACAGGCAGTTTTGGGGAGACGGAGAAACTGCGTCAGATACCGGGTGTGGATGACGTGATTGTATACCAGAAGGCGCAGGCAAAACGGCGCATTACAGAGGGGGAAATGAGCGGGGAATTGAAGGCGAACGGCGGATTTTCCCATGATGCCGGGAAATATGTGACACAGGATAAATGCGGCTTTCTGGTAAATGCGCCGATTATCATCATGGATGACGCAAGTTTTCTCGCATACTGCGGGCAGATCGGCGCCCCGCAGAGAACGGACGGGGCGGTGATCCGAAATGTAATCTGTGATGTTACAAATCCTGATTTCAGGCATCCGCAGTATATGCCCTATATCAATGACTGCCGGACGACGGCGCTTGCAGGGTGCGGAGCAGAAATGCCGGATTCGGACGGTACGGGGGCTGCGGATGTCGGTGCGGCTGCGGAGATCCCGGTTATTGCCTATACGGAAGAAGTTCCCGTATTGCGGGAAGAATATGCCACGATTGACAAGTACGAGCTGGTGCACTTTGTCCCGGCGAGTCTGTGGAGAAAAATGGAAGAACGGATCGGCGGCGCGGAGGAAGACACCTTCATCCGCATCCTGTGCAGGAAAGGAATCAGTCTGAAAGAACTGGAAACGATTCAGGGGGAAATCGAAAAAAGCCTTGCGGGAGCTTATACGACAGAGAGTGAGAACCGCATCCGGGAGTATGAGACAAACGATGAGAAGTTACAGGGAATGATGCTCG